AACTTTGTCTTAATTACGGCTCTTTAGTTGCTGTTGCTTTCAAGGCTATCCAAGAACAACAAACAGTAATTGAGTCTCTTAAGACTCGCATCACAGCATTGGAGGCAGAATAATGAGTAAAGCCGCAGAATTAGCCAGTTTAGCCAGTGCCTCCGAAACGGCTCTAAGTAATCGAAATATGATAATTAATGGTGACATGAAAATATCGGCTAGAGGAACCTCATTTACAGGTTTTGGTGCGTCTGTAAACTATAGCCTTGACAGGTTTGCTAATTATCACAGTTCAGATGGTGCTTTTACAATTAGCCAAGAGACATCAGTAGTTCCAACAGACTTTACCCACGCACTGAAAATACTGACAACGACTGCTGATTCATCTATTGCGGCTGGTCAAAGGTTAATTGTGTTTACACGGTGTGAAGGAAACAATGTTTCTCATCTTAACTGGGGAACTTCTGCCGCAGAGACTGTTACACTTTCATTTTATGTCAGAAGCTCAATAACTGGTACTCACGGTGGAGCAATCGGTAATGGCTCAGACAATAGAAACTATCCCTTTACCTACACAATCAGTTCGGCTGATACTTGGGAACGAAAGACAATTACTATCTCTGGCGATCAAACAGGAACTTGGGCTACAGGCACAGGTCGTAGTCTTCAAATAGTATGGGGCTTGGGTGTTGGTTCTACTTTTAGTGGCAGTGCAGGAGCTTGGGCTTCTGGTGATATAAACTCTGCCACAGGAGCAACAACAGGTGTGCTTGGGACATTAAATGCAACGTGGTACTTGACAGGCGTTCAGCTAGAAGTCGGCACAGTAGCCACACCCTTCGAGCATCGTTCATATGGGCAAGAGCTGGCTTTGTGTCAAAGGTATTATCAGACGATTAATCCAAAACTTAATGCTATCTTTGCGGCTGGATACCAAAACAATTCAGAACGTATTTCCCAAACTCACCGATTGGGAGTTGAAATGAGAATTGATCCAACTTGTACAGTTCACGGTACTTGGAACGTCACAGGTTGTGACCAACCAGTGTTTACTAGTTTTGCTAAGAATGTAGTTGCTACACACGTTTTAAAATCAGGAGGCGGTTCTGGAGGGTCAGCGTTTTATTACCCTGACGGAGTAGATGATTTCTTTTCAATGGATGCGGAGTTATAATATGATTGTAAACAGTGCAAGATATGTGTCGTCAGTGTCAGGACAGAACTCTCACATTAATGCTGAAATTGATGGTGTTATGATGGCAGTTCCAATAAACGCAGAAAACCGACATTACGAAGCTATCCTTGAATGGGTGGCAGATGGAAATACAATAGCCGAGGCAGATTAATGAGTCGCGATCTTGCTACCGATATTATAACAGCTTTAGATGATGGAGTTATTTATCCGTTTTTTGCAGTTGAGTTATTATTTGATGACGATAACACTTTAAGATTATGGACAGGATTAGGAACATTAAATTATAACAGTCAAGAATGGGTGGGGACTGGTGCATTATTAAACATATCAAAAGTTGAAGAGGCCGCTGAAATAGCCGTAAAAGGGGCTACAATAACTTTAAGCGGTATCCCTTCAGATGTTATCTCTTTAGCCCTCAGTCAGCCTTATCAGGGACGTGTGTGCAATTTATACTTTGGTATGTTTACAGCTAATAAATTATTACAACAAAGCTCAGATTTTATTTTATTACAAGACGGTCAAAAAATATTATTGCAACTCGATCAAACAAGCATTTCTAATATATTTTCTGGTTATATGGATCAAATGAATATATTAGAAACACCTCAAACATCATCAATAGAATTATTAGTTGAGAATAAATTAATTGATTTAGAGAGAGCTAGAACATCTAGATTTACTTCAGAATATCAAAAGTCAATATACCCTACAGATTTAGGTTTAGATTTTGTAGAGGATTTGCAAGATAAAGATATTGTCTGGGGACGGAATAGTGGGTCTTAGTTTCAAACAAGAATTTATAAATGATGTAAAACCAGAAATAGTTGATCTTATTAATTTGCACTGGGAAGAGATAGCAGTAAACAAAAATATTATTAAACTTAATCCAGACTGGCATACTTATTATGAATTAGAAGATAACAATAAATTAAAAATATTTACGGCACGTTTTAATGGTGCGTTAATCGGTTATTTTATTGTAATTATTAGTGTACATTTACATTATAAAGATCATTTATTTGCTACAAATGACATTTTATATATGCACCCTAATTATAGAAAAGGATTTGCCGGAATTAAATTATTAAAATATGCTGAAAAATGTATAAAAGAAGATGGTATTTCAGTGATGACTATAAATGTAAAAGAACACAAATCTTTTGGTGTAATATTAGAAAGATTAGATTATACTCCAACAGAGACAGTTTATTGTAAAGCATTAATAAGGGAACATAATTAATGGCTGTACAAATTGGAATAGCGGCATTTTCAGCGGCCGCATCAACGACAGTAGCAATGGGAGCGGCCGCTTTTTGGTCGGCATTTGCTGTTAATATGGCTTTAGGTTTAGCACTAAAATCACTTACTCCCAAGCCAAAATTATCAGGTGCTAATAGAGGTTATCAGGTAAATACAAGAGGGTCAGCGTTAGATCATCAAATTATATATGGGAAAATGCGTGTCGGTGGCGTTATTGTATTCGATGAAGCAACAGGTGAAAATAATAAATTTTTGCACCGAGTCATTGCTTATGCTGGTCATGAAATAGAAGAGTTTAATGAAATATATATAAATGATGAATTGGTAACTTTAGATGGGTCTGGAAACGTAACGTCTCCAAGTAGATATAATGGTTTTATAAGAATAAATAAACATTTAGGCACAGCAAGTCAGTCAGCAGATAGTGATTTAGTGGCAGAGACAACAAACTGGACACTAGAACACAAATTAAGTGGGTTAGCATATTTATATATACGATTAAAGTTTGACGCAGATATATTCCCTAATGGTGTCCCAAATATAACAACAACTATTAAAGGAAAAAAAGTATATGACCCTAGAAATAGTTCAACGGCTTGGTCTGATAATCCAGCATTGTGTATTAGAGATTATTTAACTTCATCATATGGTTTAAATGAGGAAACAGCTAACATTGATGATACATTAGTAACAACAGCGGCTAATGTGTGCGATCAAACAAACACTTTAGCATCAACAAAAAGATATACTTGCAATGGCGCGTTTGTAACATCAATCACTCCTTTAGATTTGTTAAATGATATTATAACATCATTTGGTGGTTCAATATGGTATTCTCAAGGCAAATGGAGAATGAAGCCAGCATATTTTACAAGTTCACAATTATCTTTAACGGATGATGATTTAAGATCGAATATAAAAGTAAGCACGAGACACTCAAGACGAGACAATTTTAACAAAGTTAAAGGTACTTTTAGAGGTTCGGAAAGTAACTGGCAGACAACAGATTATCCAGCCGTTACAAGTGCATCATTTTTAACAGCAGACAATAATCAAGAGAGTGTTGTTGATTTAGATTTACCATTTACTGATAACTCTATTGAAGCCAGACGCATTGCCTTAATTGCTCTGGAACGAAACAGACAACAAATAACTGTAAATGCTAATTTTGGAATAAGAGCTTTTAAAGTACAAGTAGGAGATACAATCGCTTTAACTAATGCTCGTTTTGGCTGGACATCTAAAACATTTGAAGTGGTTTCATGGAATTTTGGCGTTCAAAATGAATATGATCTACAAATAGAATTAACTCTAAGAGAAATTACAAGCAGTGTATTTGACGAGGTGAGTGATGGTATTGTTTATGAAAATGATAACACAACATTATTATCACCATTTGAAGTTCCAACTGTTGGTATTTCAGCACAAGCAGTTGCACGTGTTTTATCCGAAAAGTTAGTCAATCAGTTAGAAGTGACAATTACAAGTGGTGCTGAAGAAAGAATAGATTTAGTTGAAGTACAATATAAAGCAAACGCTGATACTGTTTATAACACAATGGGAACAGGAGAGATTGGACGATTCATTGTTGTTGATTTAGAGCGTGGAATATATGACATAAGAGCAAGAGCTATAAATACTTTTGGTGTAAAAGGTGAATTTGAGCATTTACCTGATTTTACTGTGGATGCTTTATCTGATCCACCAGCTAATATTTCAAACTTTGTTCATGAATTATCAACTGGAACATTATTTTTATCTTGGACTCCAGTAGCAGATTTAGATTTATCTTATTATAGAATTAGGCATTACTCACAAACAACTAGTGGAACTTGGGCAAACTCATCAACAGTCATTGACAAAGTTGCAAGGCCAGCAACAAATGCAACTCTGCCAGCAAGATCGGGTATGTATTTTATTAAAGCATTTGATAAAGGTTTGAATGAGAGTGTCACTGCAACAAGTTTAGTAATACAGCCGACTGAATTGCCTCCTTTGGGTACAACAACAACTTTAACAGAAAATCCTAGTTTCTCTGGCAGTAAAACAAATGTTGTTATTGATACAACACCTAACCCTGATGAGCTAATAATTGATACTATTTCGGGAGCAAATCCGTCAGGAACGTATAATTTTGCAAATTATGTAGATACATCCAGTTCGAGAACTGCTAGAATAACTGGAATAACAATTTTTAGTCGGCATCAACCAACTGCTGGAACGTGGGATAATATAGTAAGAGACTGGGATACATGGCCTGATAATTTTGATGGCTGGACTGATGAGCAAGCCGCATTTAACGATACTAATGTAGAAGTTTATGTTGCGGCAACACCAGACGATCCAGCTTCTAGTCCAACGTGGGGAGCGTTTTCTTTAGCAAATGGATCAGATGTTGTTGGACGAGCGTTTAAATTTAAAGCAGAATTAACAAGTACAAATACAAATGTAAGTCCTTCAATAAGTTTATTAAAAGCAACAGTGGAATTCTAAAATGAGTCAAAATGATTACACAATAGCAAATCAATCAGCGTCAAACGCCCGAACAGACATTAATAACGCATTACAGGCGTTAGCAAGTTGTTCATCTGGGGCAACAGCACCCAGTACAA